CATTGATCCACCAATTACACCACTTGGTACACTTGTGATTGCTGACATGGAGTTATTGTTACAGAACAATAATGACATTTATTACTCCTTTGGATTATCGTCTTTAATTTTTTTAATCCTTGCTTTCCATGCATCTATATCTTTATAGATCTCATCTAGCTGATCTCCTATATCACCATAAGCAGTTTTTCTAGTTGCTCTAACAATATTATTGTTTTCTAAAGTTTCAGCATCACTTTCATAACTAGCAAGTTGTTCATCAGTTGGTTTTTCAAGACCAATAACATTCCAAGTATGAATGTAATCATTCAATCCATCATTTTGTAAAACAATATTTTTTCTCTCCTCTTGATAAGTTTTACCATTAGCTTCTAAATATTTTGTTACTTTTAATTTTAATTTTGCCATTATCCTACTAAAAACCCTCCTAAAAATGTGTAAGTTGCATCAAATGTAGCATTTCCTGACGCAACATTTACTTTGCCATATAATTCAAGATAATCAGTTGTATTCAGATCAAATATGCCAGATACCATTTGTGTTTGTGGGTCATTAGATGTCATTTCAGAACCTCGATCACCTCCATATCCATACATAAATCCAGAACCATTTTTATAAATAGCCACAGACCTTTCTCTTACACCATCACTAGCACCTCGTGCTGTTAGCACTCCATAAATAAAATATTTTCCAGCGATTCCAGGTGTAAATTTGTTTGATGCAAATTTATTATCACTATCATATACTTCATTTGCTAAATTTACTTTAGTCCAAGTATCATCACTAATACTTGTTTGAGCTGAGCCTAAAGTTACATGAAAACCTGGAGTGTTACCCCCACCAACTAAACTTGCGTCTATTCTTTTAAGAGTACCAGCATCACTAATTAAAAATTCATCCGTATCATCTGGTGCACTAGTTAATGCAGTTAGACCTGATATCATAGTATTATTTAATTTAGCTGCTGTTACAGTATCATCTGAGGGTGCACCTATGTTTAATACATCACCTAATAAAATTATAAAATCGATAACGTCGTTCGTAACTAAGTTGCTTGCGAACGTAATTGTGGACCCCGAAATAGTGAAAGAACTACCTGGTTTTTGTAGAATACCATTTAAACTGACCAGCATGTGAAATGCTGTTTCTGGCTCTACGTTTGTAGAATTAACTTGCATAGTATACGCTGCTTGTCCGTTTACAACAGATATAGCATCACAAACTTGAAAGTTTCCTACTATCGGCTGTTTTCCTATGTATCCCATGATTACTCCTTATATTTTATTTTACCTAGCATTGCAAGGCACCCCTGATGAATTTGTAAATGGAGCCTCTGCAAATGCAAAAAATATTATGTTATGGCCGTTACCGTTCCACTCGCCACTATTTGTACGAATTTTTATACCATTAGATAAAAAGTCTACTTCTTTACCGGATTGATCTACTTCTGCATCGCTTAGATTTGCTCTTATGTTATCATCTACAACATTAGATGGACTTCTTTTTGCATCATATATAGACCATTTATCGCCTGTTGTATTACGAAACATACACCAAGCGGGCCTGAATCCAAGATATATAAATGGTCCGTCTGCATTTCCGTTACCAGTGTAGGATCCGAAGGAACTATACCCTTGTTTTTCTGTAAGACAATAAGCCACATAATTATCGCTACTGTCATTTACTTGTCCAGCAGTGCCTAAACTAAATACACTTGATGTTGGTGCTGTATCATTCCAATATATGTTACTGTCTGATGTTGCAGAGTCGCCATTTAAAGCTAAAACATCTGTTGCTGGTTCTGAAGTATTTCCAGCATGATAAACATTCCAATTAGTGTTTCCTATATTGTTTGTTCTATCTTTAACAATTACTACTTGAGGAACTGAGCCAAGTCCATGTCCGACTGTAGCATTTGAACCTGAACCAGTATATGTAACAATAGAAAATCCAGCAGTGGTGTTAGCTGATACAGAACTCGTTATACTTCCATTAGAGTTTGACGATGCGGAGCCACCAGCTTTCCAATTCCATGCAACAATTGTTGTTGAACTATTATTAAAGTTATAGTTATTAGTACTACCAGCAACAGAACTAAATCCATCTGAATCAAAACTATCTATATAACCATTACCATCATTAGTTACTTCTGCACTTGTGCTTTCAGATTGTAATGATTTTCCAGCTCCTCTGACACTATCAAACCATTTATGACCATTCGAAGCATTTCTTGTTTTGCACCATACTAAATCAGGCTGAAAACCTACTCCTGTAAAATCTCTACCAGAAGCAGTACTTGCACCTGTCCAAATTAAGGTATTAAAATATAAAGATGGGTCATCTATATCTGTATAAGCCACTATCCAAACTCCGCTAAGTTTTTTGTATTAAGTGCATAATATCCTGATGGCACTGCATATTCAAAATTACCATAATCATTTGCATCACTGTTTCCTGTTGAGATACTATAAGGTGGAGATCCAAAGTTTGCTTCGCAGTTATCATATCCACTCGCGGATACATCTCCAACCCAAAAAGAAGCAAAAGTTCCTGTTAAATATGAAAAACTTGCACCACTACCACCACTATTGACTAATGTTCCATTAACATAAGCATAAAATAATTTATTATCCATATCAACAGCTATACCTATAATATCATTATTTCCAGCGGTTGTTAAGCCTGTTTGAATATCTCCATTATTACCAGATATTTTTCCATTTATTGAATCATATATAATACCACCAGCAACAACATCTTTTATATAACTATTAGCTTGAATAATTCCTGTTTGTAAATTAGTATCAATTATCCCAACTGCTAATCTATCATCATTTACTAATTTTTTAAATTCCGCATACCATTTGCCACTTTGAGGCATAGCGATTGTTGAAGTGGTATAATTTACACTTGTATTATCTTGAGGAACGACTTTTAAATTACCCTCTGAAAAAACTGCTGATGTTGAAGAATGCACTAAAGAATTCCATGTTGCAAAATTATTAGTACAAGTATCGGTGGATTGATCTACAGATGTAAGATTAGCTGCTGTAAAATCATTGTCATTACCAGACACATCATTTCCTAAAGCTGAACTATCTTCAAAATCTAAGTAAAAACCATTATTACCAAAAGTTAACCCTGTTACATCAATTGGTTCCCATATTGTAGGACTATCATTATTAAATTGACCAAATGAACTTGGTGTTAATTGTGAGCCATCAATATTTACGACTTCAGCTAAATAACCATCAAAAAAATTTCTTATACCTGATGTTGGTTTATCTGCCCCAATTGTGTTATCAACATTGTTATTCCAAGCTAAATCTGTATTTTGTGATGGATTATTTCTTGTTCCAAAAGAAGTGATTTCTGCTCCATTATGATAAAGTCTAATTCTATTATCAGCAGTGCTATTAGTTGTATCAACAGCCAATACAAAATGTGACCAAGCACTAGGGTCTCTAAAAACCTGAGTTGTAATTAAAAACGTGCTTGCACCCTCAAAGACCGCTAATGTGTCATCTGTTTGAAATTGCAATCCAAAGTTAGTTCCGCTTCCACTATCAGCTCCTATGAGAGATCTTAAAACTCCTAAATTTGATCTTTTACACCACAAAGACACAGTAAATGTTCTTCTATTTGATGCACTTGATACTGTTCTATTTAAACTATCACTACTACCATTGTTAAATCTAACAGAATTAGCAACTGTAAAAGGGGTTACTACTCTAGCTCCTGGATATAAAAAACTATTTATTGGCATTAACTCTCCAGTGTTGGGAGTTCACCTAATGGTCTAGTAACAGATCCATCCTCTTGTCGTGTGTAAGTATATAAAGTCTCAAGTGCTGGTGTATCTGCAGCGTTTGTAATTGCTGTTTCCATTTCTGAACATTTAGTTCTTACAGCTGCTCTATGTGTAGTTATATTACTAGGTATAGCTGTTCCTGCATCTGCTTTTCTAATAACATACCAATCTGTATTTTGTAATTCATTTGCAGCTTGTGATTTTAAAGTTTTAATTAGTATTGTTTTTAATCCTTCAACTGCAACATCACCTACATCTTTACCTTCTGGTATATTACCATCTGTTTTATCTTCTTCAGTGTACAGAGAATCTGCATGCGCTTTTGCAGTGGCTGCACCATAGGATCCTACAACTTTATTACCATTAAACGAATAAGATATATCAGTATTAATATACCATTTCTCATCTTTTTTATTTGTATTGTCTATTTCAACTTCGTATACGCCTATCGATTCTCTTTCATCTTTAGACCACAAACTAAAAATTGTTCTTGGATATTGAACGTCTCCGATAGTAAAGCCTCTATTACCATTAAGATATCTTGTAATTTTTCCTGATTCTACTAATGCAAACATATTATGATAATGTTAAATTTTGATTTCTACCAACTTCTAACCATTTGGATCCGTTGTATCTGAAAACGAAAACATCTCCTTTACTAGCTGTTGTTGTTAACGTTGGTGCAGTATCATCTTTAAATTCATAAACAGCATTAAAACTTAAAGTTCTTGAACCTGTACCATCTTGTATAACAAGAATAGATATAAATTGTCCAGTCGAGCTATTAGTAGGGGCAGCTAATGTTCTATTACCACCCAAAGTTAATTTACATACATCTTGTGTAGATGCATCCCAAGTAACTGTAGATCCATCCGTAAGTGTTGATTCTGAATAATTTAATTTAGCAGACGTAATTAGATCGTCTGCTATATCTCCAGCTGTCAACGCTTTTAATGCAGGCTGCTGACCGATGTACGACATATTATGTTATCTCCATTATTGACAATGTTCCTGAAAGTTTATCAGCAACAGAACAATCTATTTTAATTTCATCTGTGGCCTCTAATACAACTTTACCACCAGATAATAATTCTAGTGAACTACCTGCTGGTATGGAAACATCTTTGACTAAAAATGATG